CTTCTCGATTTGTTCGCGGAGATTGTTGGCCTCTGTGACGACCGGATCAGTTTCGCCCAACTCACGTTGGATCGCCCGAATCTGCTCCTGAAGCGTGTAAAGCTCCTGCTGCACGTTCGGGTCGGTCTTTAGGTCGCCTTGCAAGGAGCACTTCAGCCAGCCCTCGGCACTCGACATGCTGCTCCGCAACATCTTCTTGGCTTCACGCTTCAGGTGCGCTTTCGTCCACAGGCGGGACACCACGATTTCGATGGTCTGCGCCAGCCTACGGATAAAGTCGTTCTGCTCGCGGTCGGCCTGGGCCTGCGCCTCAATCTCGGCAATCTCGGCCTGGTACTGCATCATCGCCTGCGTGTACTGGGCGATTTCCTCGGGGCCTGGACTGATCGGCATGCCATCCGGAGCCAGAATAGGTTGACCGTCCGGACCCGTGGCCGCTTGAGGCGGCTGGGGAGCTACAGGGCGAGGCTTCGGCGGGGCGGCCACCTGATCCTGCGGCACCACGTCCACGTCCGGATCCTTGGCGTACAGGAACGGGATCAGCGTCTCAATCGTGGCCTGGATCAGATTAGTACTGACCTCATACCCCTTCAGCGCTTCGCCGGAACAATACTTCCGATCACGGATGACGTTCTTGCGGAACGGCTCGTCCTTCTTTCGGGCGTGCTCCAGTGTCTTGCCCCACTGCTGGACTAACGCCCTTTCCTCGGCACTGACCTCGCCGTCAATGGCCTGCTCAACCTTCTGGACGACCTCATCCATTCTCAGAACCTCTTGGCGGGCGTGCGGGGCCGATCCCCGGACTTGAGCCATTGTACGGTAAAGGGTTTAACGCCGCGCTCCGGAGCATCCGACTCGGGCAGGGCATCGACCATTTCATCCACCCCGCGACCGAACAGGCTGCACACGTCCACCATGTCATCCACCTTCCCATCTTGTCCGGTGAACGCGCATAGCTGATTGATTAGCCTATCCCCCCAGTCACACTCCGGAACCCAAATCTCATTGGTGCTGGCGTAGGCCGCAAAGCCCAACGCCCGGTCGGCCTTCGATGACGCCGAGGCTATAGGATGCCGATAGGCGTACACCTTATCACGCTGCATGGCCCGATCAATCGTGCCGTCAATGGTGCGCAGAATCGTGCCCTTCTCCTCAAACACCGCCAGCGGCTTGTGCTTGCGCACCAGGGCCAGCCATGCCGGGATCCAGTCGGCCGCGTCTTCCTGTCCGGAGTACCAGTCGATGAACCACAGCCCCCCCCCTGAGTCCAAGCCACCAACGCCAAACTCGTTCCAGTCAGGCTCGCGCTCGGGCTCATCCGGATCCGGTGCCCCCGCGTAGTCCGTGGACATGTACAGCTTCAGGTTCTTCGGGTGCGAGCCAAAGGGATAGCGCTTGAACCAGCGGCGCTTGAACAGCAGGCCGGCGGCGCTTCGGCACTTCCCTTCCCACACCGTCTGATAGATATCATCGTTCAGCGCCTTCATCTTCAGGCGCTCGATGTTCATGGCTTCATTGAACCATGGGTTGTCCTGCCATCCGATCTGACAGACCCATGCGTCCGGGTCGGTATTTTTCACAAACCGGTTGTAAACGTAGTCCGTTTCCTGGTCCGGGTTGAACGTCGCCAGTATCTCGGAGCCCGTGGTGCGGACAATGGTCGGGATCAGGATGTTCCACGAGTGGGCCGTGATGCTATGGGCTTCCTCGCACCACACGTCCGTCGCGCCCTCAAACGATTTCACGCTGTCCGCCGTGTGATCCTTCAACCCCGTGAAGCTGAACGTTGAGCCGGTCAGATTGCAGACAATTCCGCAGTCAGGCTTCTGTGTGATCGTGAAATATTCGGACAATCCAAGCCGCTTGATGTAGTCCTCGATGACGCGCTTGGACGACTGAGCCAGAGACTTTTGCACCTCACGCACGCACAGGATGCGTCGCTCGGACTGCATGGCTCGGATGATGAGGTATTGAGCGACCCCGTGGGACTTGCCCCCGCCTCGGCCCCCGTGCATGACCTTGAACTGTTTGGGCTTGAACAGTCCCTCCAGCTTCTCAGGCAATTGGACGTTGACGGCGGTCACTCAGGCTTGACGAGGTTGACCGTGACCACGGGGGCCGGGAGCGGGTTATCTGGGTCATTGGCATGGTCAATACGGTCACGCCAATTCGCCTTGTCGCGGTTCTTGAGCCAGAAGATAGCCGCTGTCGTGTCTGGGGCTACCTTGGCGCGGTATGTGGCATAGACGGGCTTTTCAGCGCCAGCGGGCATGAAAATCTTAACCTCATCCTGCTCGTACCCGACTGCCTTCATGAACAGGGACCGCTTTACCCTCTCATCGGCCTCAGCCTTGCCAACGTTTAGGGCCTGACTAAATTCAGGGAAACATACCTTCCACCTGTAAACAGTACGGACGTTCACCCCAAAGAAGTCTGCTACCTCTTGGTCCGTAGCCCCCAACAAGGCAAGCTTCCGGGCCTGCTCTGCGTACTTCTCGTCATACGCAGTAGGTCGGCCAGGACCGATAGTCTCTTCAGCCGGCAAGTCTAATTCTTCGCTCATAGATGCACTCGCCCGTGCGCCTATGTATGGTTACTTGAACAGACGGCGGTTGGCGCGTTCCGCCGCTGCGTTGTCCTTCTCGGACGGGCTGCATAGCCAGCCGATCAGGGCGAAGACTCCAATGACGATCAATACGGTCATTCCACCCACTCCGGGCTGCTACTGTTGGCCTTGCAGGTTGCCGTGACCGTGGCGATGCGAGCGTCTGCCCCCTCTCGTGCCAGGGACTCGGCCCGCTCCCTTGCCATGTCCTCGGAGATTGTCTCCAAGTGTACCTGACTGTTGGCAATGACTAGATAGGTCATATGTCGCCGGTTCCTTGCTCGCGGTTCGCCCGCCTCAGGTACTCGGCCCGCGTGTCCTCAACCCACTTCTGGTCGGCTTGACGTTCGGTCATGGCTTGCTCCTCAGGGCGTTGTAGCTGGCGATGCACTGGTTTCTTTCGTCGGCGATTGTGTCGGCTTCTGCGGCGAATCGCAGCAAAAATTCAACATCCGCTGATAGAAGCCCGGACTCTTTGGCGTCAGGTTTGGGGCCAGCTCCGGGGGTTGCGGGGGCTTTGGGACAACTGAACCTGTCGCGCACCCGGATAGCACCAGCACGCAGAGCATCAATGTCGGACTGCACTTCACGTTCACGGGCGACCCTCTTTTCCTCGGCAGCATACGCCAGATCCCAATGGGCGCGACGCCAGCCGTCTTCGGTGGCCTGTCGGATCTTCTCGGCCTTGGCCTCAGCCAGTAGAGCAGCCTCTCTGGCTTTATCCTGCGCCCCATCCCGACCAATCCACCAGCCTGAGCCAAAAAGACCGCCTGCCAGGAGAGCTGTTCCAAGCAGGCGGTAAACCCAGGCGGGGACGGGGATCATGACACGGTGAACCGGCGCGCAAAGGCTGTCACCACGGCCGCCACGACACGGTAGGTCAACTGGGTGAACATGGCCGTACACATGCCCAAAATCGCGCCCAGCGGCGTATCCAGTAGCGTCGTTACCACCACGAAACAGGCCACCAGCGGGAGCGCCTCGACCACGAACATGCGCAACTGCATGCGCCACTGGATCTTGCTGTCGGGGATCTTGGCGCGCAGGAACCACATCATCAGCCATCCCGTCAGCAGCCCCACCGGAACCGCCCAAAAGCTGACGTTAGACTTCCCGGCGATCCCGGCCAACAGATCAACCAGCTTTTGCAGGAACGCCAGCAAGGGCTCGCCATTGGCCAACACGAAGGCAGTGATGGCCCCAGCAGATAGACCAATGGCAGCGGTTGGCGTTTTCACGGACCGGGGGGCTGAGTGTCTTCCGGCGGCGGGGGCGGGAGCTGCGGCTCAGTGCCGCCCGGATTCGGATTCGGCGGCTCCTGCGGCGGCGGAGGCGGAGGCGGGGGCGGCTGGGTGATGATCGTTGTGGTCGACACGGGTGGCTTCCTGTTCGGTCTTGATACGGTTGAACTCATCGCGGATCTGCGGGGCGATCTGGTATGTGGCTTGGATGAAGGCATCCTGATCTGCGTTCACTTTCTCGTAGCGGGCCAGCGTGCTGCCTGTCCACATCGCCACAATGACCGCCGCCGCCAAGCACGCCCCTGCCGTGAATCCTAACGCAGCGAAGCCGAAAAGGTGGCCGCTGCCTGTGATTGTAATCTTGGTTTCGTTATTGTTGCGCGGGACCAGCGGCCCCAACTCGCGCATAAGCCGTTCCAGCGCTGTCTCGTTCGGTTCCATCCGTTAGCCCCCCGATTTGCCGTCCAGTCTACCCTTAATCTCGTGGAGCAATTCTGAGAACTTGGCCACAGTATTGTTCAAGTCTTTCACTTGGGCCAGAACTTCCTGCATGTCAGGCTGTCGCACGAAATGCTCGGCGATGTGGAGCTTCAGGGCGGACAACTCGCGCTCACGCTGACGATCAGCGGACTCCGCCGCGCGGAGCCTCGTGTGCATGTGCTGAGCCCACCAAGCCAGGCCCGCCGTGGCTAGGTTGATGCCCCATTGAACCCAG